GGAAAACATATACCATATAAAAAAGTAGGTCCTGTAAAAATACCGAAATAATTATGATAAATGCAGTTCCAGAAGATAGAAAAGATGATATTACTTATCTTGAAGAAATGTTACAAGAAGTAGCTAAATGCCTAGCAAATAAGGTCTATGCTGATTGGAAAAGAACAAATAGATTAGTGAGCAGAGATATTGCTATGGTTGTTACACCTATTGACATTGTAGGTTATTATAAAACAATATTAGAAAGACGAACAGAAGATGTCATAGAGAATCTCGAAAAAAAAGCTACAGAAGATTTTGATGAATTTATGAAGGATTTTAAAGATGAAAACTAGATATGGTAAGTCTAACTGCAAAGGAAAATTAAATGGTAGAGGACACACCAAACAATCAAGAAAACCAAAAAAGAAGTTATCATTATACTCGTGATAATCAATTAAAAATAAAAGCACGACAAAAAGTACGTGAAGCAGAAAAAAAAGCAAAACAAGCAAAGATAAAAGCAGATAAAGCAAAAGAAAAAGTAAAACGGTTAACAAAAACAATAACAAATTCTGTAGTTACAGAAAAAGATTTAAATGAAGCACCTAAAGATATTCAAAGGTTTATGGGAGAAAGACCAATTGTCTTTCAACCTAATAAAGGACCTCAAACGGATTTCTTGGCTAGTCCTGAAGAAGATGTCTTATATGGCGGGGCTGCTGGTGGGGGAAAAAGCTATGCGTTGCTTGCTGATTTACTCCGCTATGCTGATAGCTCTAATCATAGGGCTCTTTTGCTTCGTAGGACTATTGCTGAGCTTACTGAATTAATAGATAAAAGTAGACAATTTTACCCGCAAGCATTTCCGGGTGCAGTATTTAAAGAATCTAAAAGTATGTGGGTATTCCCTAGTGGAGCTACTGCTTTATTTTCTTACTTAGATAAAGATTCTGATGTAACAAGATATCAAGGACAATCCTTTTCGTGGATAGGAATTGATGAAATAACACATTATCCAACATCCTATGTTTGGGAATATCTTCGTTCTCGTTTAAGAACAACAGATAAAGGTATAGTTCCTTATATGAGATGTACAGCAAATCCGGGAGGTATAGGCGGATGGTGGGTTAAAAAAATGTATATAGATCCATCACCACCAAATACAAAATTTGTTGCAACAGACATAGACACAAAAAGAGAATTAAGATATCCAGATAATCACGCTAAAGCAGGACAAGCTTTATTTCACCGAAAATTTATTCCTGCTCGATTAACTGACAATCCTTTTCTTATGCGTAGTGGCGAATATGAAGCTATGCTTATGTCTCTTCCAGAGACTGAAAGAAAAAGACTACTTGAAGGTGATTGGGATGTTGCAGAAGGTGCAGCATTTCCAGAATTTCAAAGAAGTGTTCACGTAGTAGATCCTATTGAAATTCCTAGAAGTTGGAATAGAATAAGAGCAGCCGACTATGGGTATTCATCACCATCCTGTGTATTATGGGGTGCGATTGATTGGGACGGTGTTATATGGATATACAGAGAATTATATGTAACTAAACATACAAGTGACGCATTAGCAAATGTCATTATTGAATTAGAAAAAGATGATCCAAAACTAATGATGAGTGTATTAGATAGCAGTTGTTGGAATAAAACAGGATTAGGTCCTAGTATAGCAGAAACAATGATACAAAGAGGAGTTAGATGGATTCAAGCAGATAGAGCACGAATAGCAGGAAAAATTGCAATACATAGAAGATTACAATTAGATCCTGTAACAAATGAACCTAGATTAAAAATTTTCAAGACTTGTACAAATTTAGTTAGAACTTTACCTACTATACCATTGTCAAAAATAAATTCTGAAGATGTAGATACAAAAGCAGAAGATCATGCATACGATGCATTAAGATATATGGTTATGACTAGAAATATAGCAGCAAGAGACTTTATTCAAGATGCTAGATTAGCTAGAGAAAAGGAAGAGAAATATAACAAAATTTACGATACGACTTTTGGATATTAATATTTTATTAACAATTGGAGGAAAATTATGCCAAATCCACACGGAAAAAAGTATGTACTTCACAAACACAAATGGGGTGCATTAGGTCATTCTAGCGATTATGACTCTCATCTTTACAGAGAATCACTTGAGTTCGGTAATTCTATCGATCAAGGTGCTCTTATTAAAGATGAAAGTAAATCGGGTAAAGGTGGCGATGTCGACCCGTCTGTTATGAAAAAAGGCGGAGACAGTACACTAATTAAAGATTACTCAAAATAAGGAATAAATAATGTCTGATACAGAAGCCGGAGATCAACCTGCGGTTGTTGAATCAGAAGATATACCTTATGCAGTAGGTCTTATCAAAAAGAAATTTGATGAGGCAGAACAAGGTAGATTATCTGATGAACAAAGATGGTTGAGTTCTTACAAAAATTACAGAGGTGTTTACGACTCTTCTACACAGTTTAAAGGCTCAGAAAGATCAAAAGTTTTTGTAAAAGTAACAAAGACTAAAGTCTTAGCATCTTTTGGACAAATAACTGATATACTATTCTCTCAAGGGAAAGTTCCAATTAGTATTGAAGCTACTCCTTTACCAGAAGGTATTTCAGAATTTGCCAGTCTTGATGTTTCTAAAGAAGCTATGATGGCTGCTATGCAACAACCCCAACAAGAAATGCAATTTGGTGGGGAAGTTGAAATGCAAAATCAAGGTGTAGGTTTTGAGGGTGATGGCAAGTCTTGGAATCCGGGTCAACTAGACCTAGGTGTGCAACAAGGACTTGACGAGACACCTGCCCAATTAAATGGTCTTGAATCTAAATTTGGACAATCAGAAAAACTAGTTCAAGGTCCTTCTAAATTAGGTGAACCTCAAATAAAACCTGCCGCAATAGCAGCACAAAAAATGCAAAAAGTTATAGATGATCAATTAACAGAAGCCCATGCAGTATCTGTTATGAGACACGCTATATTTGAATGTGTAATGATGGGTACAGGAATTGTAAAAGGACCTTTTCATTATGAGAAAGATATTCATAATTGGGAACAAAATCCTGAAACTGGTGAGAGAACATATGTACCATTAAAAAGATTAGTTCCTAAACTAGAAGCTGTATCTTGCTGGGATTTTTATCCAGACCCTTCTGCTGTAGATATGAAAGACGCAGAGTATGCAATACAGAGACATAGACTTAATAGGCAACAAGTTAGAGATTTACAAAACAAACCATTTTTTGATTTAGAAGCTATAGAACAATGTTTAGATATGGGTTCTAACTTTCAAAAAAGAGGATTTGAAGACGATATATATTCTGATGATGACCCAACATATATGGAAGATAGATTTGAAGTATTAGAATATTGGGGAACATTAGATAGTGCAATGGCAGAAGAAATAGGAATGGAAATGCCAAATGACGCTACCGAATTAAAAGAATTACAAGTTAATATTTGGATTTGTGGAAATACTATTTTACGAGCAGTTGTAAATCCATTTACTCCAAGTTTTTTACCATATCATGCGTTTCCATATGAATTAAATCCATATCAATTTTTTGGTGTGGGTGTACCAGAAAATATGGAAGATGCACAAATGATTATGAATGGTCATATGAGAATGGCAATTGATAATCTTAGTCTTGCAGGAAATATGGTATTTGATATTGATGAAACAATGTTAGTTCCGGGTCAATCTATGGAAATACATCCGGGCAAAATATTTAGAAGACAATCAGGACAAGCAGGTCAATCTGTTGTTGGTTTAAAGTTTCCTAATACTGCAGGTGAAAACATACAGATGTATGATAAGGCACGACAACTTGCAGATGAAGAAACAGGAATACCAAGTATTGCACACGGTCAAACAGGTGTAACAGGAACAGGAAGAACTGCATCAGGATTAAGTATGTTATTAAATTCTGCAGGTCTATCTATAAAAACAGTCGTAAAGAATATTGATGATTATTTACTGAAACCAGTAGGAGAATCATTTTATAGATGGAATATGCAATTTAATGTTGTAGACATAGACGCACAAGGAGATTTAGAGGTTAAAGCTAAAGGTACATCATCTGTAATGGCAAAAGAAGTACGTTCACAAAGATTAACTACTTTATTGCAAACAGTATCTAATCCAATGCTAGCACCTTTTATAAAAATACCAAATCTTATAAAAGAGTTAGCCATATCACAGGATATTGATCCAGAAGAATTGGTCAATGATACTAATCAAGCTGCAATTTTTGCAGACATTTTAAGAGGTCTTAATGTTCAACAGGGAGCAGGCGAAGAAGCTGGGACCGTTGGTCAACAACCACAAGGCATGGCAGGCACTGGAGGAGCACCTGCAGGAGCTAACCCACAGGACATCTCAGGAGTTGGTGGTGGAACAATCGGAACAGGTTCTACGCCAATTGCAGGGGAAGATGGTTTTACTGGGACACCTCCTGAGCCTGAAGAAATCGGTGTTGGCAACAGTCAAGAGTAAAATAGATGACAATAAAGATAAGAGGTCTCGAGGAATCGGACTCGGATCAAATAGTAGAACTAGCTAAAAGTTTACATAATAAAAGCTATTATAACTTTTTAACTTTTAGTGAAGATAAAATACGAGCATTAATAAAAACAACAATAGCAATGCCAGATGGTACAATTTGTTATGTTGCAGAAGAGCACGGTAAAATAATTGGTTTTATTTGTGGTTATTTAATTATGTATGCTTCAACTAATGATTTTTTTACACAAGATTTAAGTTTATATGTTACACCAGATAGACGAGGAACAGTAGCAGCTAAACGATTAATTAAATACCTAGAGTGCTGGGCGGAAATGAAAGGCTGTAAAGAATTAGCATTAAGTATAACATCCGATATTAATATTAAAAGAACAGGTAAATTTTATAAACTATTAGGATTTTCAGATGTAGGAAGAATATATCGAAAACAATTAACAAAGGAAAAATGAGGTAAATTATGGGAGGCGGAGGTTCAAAAACAGAAACAGTTGTAGAATATGTATACGAGGACCCAAAACAAAGTATAACATCACAACAAATGGTTGATTTGTTTGGTTATGAACAACAACAAGCAGGACAACAGGACATATTTCAAGGAGCTGATGTCGTAGGTCAACAAGCACGACCTACACCTACTGTAACAGAAGTAGCAAGATATTTAAAAGATACTACAGGTGCGAATGTTATATCTGTTCCTGAAACATCACTTGTTGAAGGTTCCGGTGGTGTTGGCACAGATATTGAAGAGTTTCAAACAGGACAATTAGGAAGAATAACTAGCGATATAGGTATGCAACCAAAAGCTAGACAACCTGAATTACCTGAACTTAAATTACCAGAAACTGCTAGACCAATTAAAACTGCAGCTTTAAGACCAAAAACTGCAGAACAAACATTAACAGACATTGAAGGATTTTCATCTATAGCTACTGGTGCACAACAAGGTGGTATGGTATCTGATCCTAGTGTAGCACAACAAACAGCTGTAGGATTTCCGGGCTCAGATGTTTCGAGCAATTTATATAAGCAACCATTAGCACCAATTACTGAACAAATGCAACGAGCAAAGTTAGGTGCACAAGAAGGTTTAAGAGTTCCTGAAACTCTTGCAAATGAACCACAATTAACACCTGAAGTAGCAGAAGGCAAAGGTGATGCAATGGGTGTACCTCAATTATTCAATAAACCGGGTGCAGGTAAAGATGCAGATGATATCGAAGCAATTGCAGAACCAGATGATTTTATTTTAAACTCAAAAGTAAAAGAAATAGAAGGTGAAAAAGATATAGATGCAATGTTAGCGGGTGCAATAGATATTGCAAATAGAAAAGGATATCGTTTATCACCACGTATAACAAATTTACCAAAAGATAAAGTAGTGCCATTACTTGTAAGCAAAGATGAAATACGAGTTCCAAAGGTACTAGCAAAAATTATTGGTTATGACAAATTAACTAAGATGAATGAACGAGGTAAAGCTGCGATGAAAGCCGAGGAACAACAACAGGCAACAGGGCAGCAAGTTGCACAAGCAAAACATGGCGGTGAAGTTCACAGCCAAAAAAAAAAGTTTAAAGAAGGTGGCAAAGCACCACGACCTTTAGAAAAAGACAAAGCAAATTTTTTAGACAATGCAGTTAAAGTAGTACAATCTATAAACAAAGATAATATTGTACCTTCGCCTATTGTTCTTTCTATTATTGCTCAAGAAACCGGATGGGGAACATCTAGGTTTGTTAAAGAGGCTAATAATTGGTTCAATATGGTTGTAGATAAACCTGATCAAAAATTTGTACCAGCAAAAGATAGACCAAGCCATAAAGTTAGAAGTTTTGGTTCTGGTACTGAATCTGTATCAGCTTTTTTAGAAATGGTAAATACTAAACCACATTATCAGCCAGTAAGAGACACATTAATTAAATATAATGAAGGTAATGCTACTGAACATGAAATTATAGATGCTATAGCTAATACCGGATATGCAGAAGATCCAAACTGGGCTAATAGTATAAAAGATATACACGATAGGCGAATAAAACCTATGTTTATGGAACAAAGACAACAAGTGCAATAGCACACAAGAATTTATACCTGCGTACTTGGTATGGGTATCAGCGACTTTCAATTTATTGAAACACTGATTATTTAACAACTACCGATGGGCGACCTAGCATAGCTAGCACCATAAGGAGATAAACATGACTGAAAAACAAGTCGAAGCAAAAGTGGAGGAAAAGGTTGAAGATTCAGAGCCTACCCCATATAGAAACGACTACCATAAGGATCTTGACAAAGAAGATCCACAACCTGACCCTAAAGCTGTAGAAGCTGAAGCTACTCAGAAGGAAGAAGATAAATCTTTTTTATCTACTTCAAAAGACACCGAAGTAAAGACCCACAATTTTAAAAAGCGTTATGATGACTTAAAAAAACATTATGATACAAAATTAGATGAGTGGAAACAGGAAAAAGAAACTTTGGAGGCTCAATCTAAAGCTGTAAAAACAGCTGCAGATTATAAACCCCCAAAAACCCCTGATGAATTAAAACAATTCAAAGAGGATTATCCTGATATTTATGGAGTTGTCGAAACTATTGCTCATCAGCAAGCTGGTGATAAACTTCGCACAGTTGAAGATAAATTAGCACAGATGAGTGAAAGAGAAGAAGACCTAGTTAGAGATAAAGCACAAACTGAACTGTTATCAGTACATCCTGATTTCTTAGAGTTGAAAGACAATGAGAATTTTCAGGGTTGGTTACAGGAGCAGCCTACCTCTATTTCTGATGGTATTCTTAAAAATGGTACCGATTCTAAATGGGCAGTTCGAGTATTAGACCTATTTAAAGCAGATGCTGGTATCAGTAAAAAATCTGATACTGCCAAATTAACTAAATCTGCAGCGGAAGCAGTAACCAAGACAAGTCGAGTCAAGATTCCTGAAAAAGCTGGAGACAAGAAAATTTGGAAACAGTCTGAAATACGCAAACTCAAACCCCATGAGTTCGAAAGTCTTGAAAAAGAAATAGATCTTGCGGCAAAAGAGGGTCGTGTAACTTCAGATTAATATACGTTTTTATTAACTTTCTAATACTATAAGGAGGTATTTATGACAGTTGCAATTTCATCCGGTTATCAAAATTTAGGTAACGGAAATTTTGTGCCTACTATTTACTCTCAGAAAGTTCTTAAATTCTTCAGACGTGCATCAGTGGTTGAAGATATTACCAATACTGATTACACTGGGGAAATAGAGAATTACGGAGACACAGTAAATATCATAAACGAACCTACTGTTACTGTTAGTGCCTACTACAGAGGTAGTGTTGTAAATGCTCAAACATTAACTGACGCACAAACTACTTTAACTGTCGATCAAGCTTTTGCATTTTCTTTTAAAGTTGACGACATTGAAGAAAGACATAGTCATTTAAACTGGGAAAGCATTGCTACATCATCTGGTGCATATGCATTGAAAAAGAAATACGATTATAATGTTCTTTCAAATATGATATCAAGTGCATCTACTAATAGTGCCCTAGGCACAAGTGGCAGTGGTATTGCTGGTGTGGATACTGGAGACGAAGCTTCAGATTTAATATCTACAGCTAGCAGACTCTTAGATGTCAACGATGTTCCACAAGAAAATCGTTGGTACGTTGGTTCTCCTATACTGTATGAAGTGCTTTCTAAATCTGCATCTAAATTAATAGATCAATCTATTGTAGATAGCAGCAAGGAATCACCATTACGTAATGGGAAAATCATGGCTGGTCCAATCAGAGGTTTTACTATGTACAAAACCAATGTGTTCGATACAGGAACAGCCGGTACAGATGAAGAAAATCCATCTGGATCTAATGAGTATTATTCATTAGCGGGACATATGTCTTCTACAGCAACCGCATCACATATCGCAAAAACTGAAGTTGTTCGTGATACTGAAAGTTTTGCAGATATCGTAAGAGGCTTGCATGTATTTGGACGTAAAGTTCTAAGAAGTGGAGCATTATTTAGCTCTACATTAGTCATCACTTAATTGAAAGGGGAATTATATGACAACATATACAAAAACTGGCGATGCCGGTTCAGCAGGTCACTCCGCAATTAAGAGGGTGCCCTACTTGGTCGAGAATACAGTTGATATGTCAGCTTTCGACCCAACTAACTCACCAGCGGATACTGTTCAAATGATCAATATTCCAGCTGAAACTTTTATTATCAATGCAGGGATGGAAGTATTAACTGCAAGTTCTAGTTCTGTAACTTGGACTCTAGGTGATGGAAGTGATCCGAATAGATACGTAACTGCAACAGAAGGTACTAATGCAGCAGCACACAAAGCTGTTGTTGCACATGCTTCTAATACAGGAGCTGTCTATGCATCAGCAGATACTCTTGATCTAGTCGTTGGCGGTGCTCAAGATACTGCAGGTAAAGTTAGAGTTTGGGCGATTATGTGCGACATCTCAGGTGTTGACGAAACTGACCGAAACTAATAACTCAAATCTAGGGGGGAAATAAAATTCCCCCTAGATATATGGAGGCTGTAAATACATATTAACAAACACGTTGATTTAATCAAGAGGTAATTATGAAATTTCACAAGTCTCCAATTGAAGGGATACGAGTAGTATCCAATGATCCGTTTTTAGGAATTATTGATGATTTCCTAGACGATAAAGAAATTAAAGGAGTTATAGATTTAGTAAAAGATGAATTAAAACCGAGTTTAACTGTTAATAAAGAAACAGGCGAATATACGGTTTCTAAAACAAGAACTTCATATAGTGCAGAGCTACCAAAGCATGCAACATTAGTACAAAAAATAGCAGAAAAATGTAGTACATACTCTGGTTATGATAAAGAACAATTAGAAGAATTGCAAGTTGTTCATTATGAAGGCGGGCAAAAATTTGATTTTCATCATGATTCAAATCCACCGTTAAATAGAATATGTACAATATTAGTCTATTTGAATGATGTAGATAACTATGAAGGTTTAACAACATTTCCATATATAGGATATGCAGTTGCACCAAAAAAAGGAAGAGCAATTATTTGGTATAACTTTAAAGATAATGGTGAATATGATATACGAGCAGGGCATGTTGGTTCACCAGTAACAAAAGGTGAAAAATGGGCATTGAATATATGGATAAAAGAAAACGGACTGAAAAATAATAAAGAGATAGATAAAAAATTTATAGAAGCGGAACACAAAAAATATCCGCAAAAGAAAAAATTAGAAGTTATATTATAATGAAATTTAAATGTTCAGTATATAACGACCCAGAAAAAAGGTTTCAACCCGATGGGTGTGCTTGTTCTCATAGTTTACGTTTAGATTACGATGCATTTCCCGGAAAACTGGAACCAATGAAGATTCAAAAGGGACCTTATAAAGGAAAAGAAATTGTATTATTTTGGGACCCATATAGATGTGCAGATGGTGAGTGGAGACCATTAGGATTAAGTGAATGTACATATATTTGGAATCATAAAAAACAAGAATATGAAGGAGAATGTACAGAATGTGGCATGTGTTGCGTGAAAGAGGTCAATGAAGAAATAGTTCCATGTAAATATTTAGACTTGAAAGGAAAATAACATGCTCCAAAAAATTAGAGAATACATTCAGTACAAAATCGATAGATTTTTAAAAGATATAGGATTACGAAAAAAAGTAGTTGTAGATGTGACTCACACTGAAAAAAGAAATGATATTGGTCCTATACATACTGACTCTTTATCAAGCAGTCAATTACGATTAAAAATCTTAGAAAAAAAATTAAAAGATTTAGAAAAAAAGAAATAATGAAATTTCTTTGTGAGAATTGTGGGAAAGAAGTAGAAAGGATACAATATTGGAAAAATTCTAAATTCC